CTTGTTTTACTTGTATGCTTGTCCCACTACCAATGACTGCATTTGTACCACCACTAATAGTCAATACTGATGAGGTCGATTCAGTCAGATTTCCCTTTGTAAGTGCTGGTTCTTTGCCATTGAAAGTTGACCAATCACTTGTGGAAAGCAAACCCCTATTGGTTGCTGATGCAGATGGTATGTTGAATGTATGGGTGTTAGTTGCTGATGCAATATTGAAGTCAGTACCAGTTGAGCCAGTTGCAAAGTTTTGTGTTGCCCCAGTCTGACTATTGAGTGAAGTTATGCCACTACTACCAGTTGGTGCTTGAGCAACCCATAGACTGCCATTGTAGGTTAACACATCCCCATTGATTGGAGGTGTGGTAATCAAATCCACATCGTGAATCTCATCCAACTCATAGCCGTTTTGACATCTTACATAGATGATGCCATTGCCATTGCTTGACTTTTCAACTATGGCAACATAAACCATATGATTAGGAGCATATGGCTTCACATTTGTTGTTGAACCATATGTTGAACCAAGATATAATGTATCTCCATCACTATACATTGAGGTATCTAATCCATCCAACCTACCTTGACAAATGACAAAACCTTTTTGATTGGTTGCAATGTTTTCAGCACATACACCAAAAGTTTTTGCTGAAGTGGTATCACTTAAATTCCTTGCAAGTTTGACAGATGCCTTGTTCCCACTTGCTGAAAATAAATATACAACTTGTCCCTTTGTCAATGGCGAACCCTCATCATTATGAACATATGCGTGAACGGTCTGACCTATATTGCTTATCACATTGCTATTATCAAGGTAATAAGACAAAGAACCACTTGTTCCATCATACGCAATTTGTCCCGGTGCTGGGGAATTAAATGGATTTAAACTGAATGCAACAAAGTCAGTATTTAATCCATAACCTCCCAAGTCAACATTTTGAGTCGCTCCAGTATAAGGGACATAGTTATTTAATAATGTGTTATAAATATCAGTCCAAGCACTAACAATGTATTGTTGAAGCACAAGAGCAACCTCACTTGCTGATGATGGACTAACATAACCAAATTGGACATCAGTATAATCAAGCACAATCTTTCTTAAGATTCCACTCCTACCCTTTTCCAAATCATTCCAATAAAGAGTGATTGTCGGCTCATCAATCTCCCAATACAATCTGAACTTTGGAATGTACCAATCCCTCCACCCATCATTGATGTATATGTCAATCTCTGAATTGTCAGTAATGTTGAATGCCATTATCGTCTGTATGGATCGTATGTTGGTAATTTGGATGCAATGGCTTTTGCTATCTCATCCACATTTGTAATTGCTTGTCCCTTTCTTCTTACCTTTTCCAAATCATTAGCATTCAAGCCACCATTGTAGTAAATGGACTTGCTTATGTTTTCAGCAAATGAACTTTGCCTATCATTTTCATAAGCCACTTTCTGCCTCTGAAGTGCCGGTGCAACATATGTCTTTGCAATGTATTTGTTCAAGTTATTGTCAAACATCGCATCAAGGATTTCAGAGTATTCCCTTGTCTGCCTTGCCGGTAACACCTTTGAATGGCTTGGCATATAGACAATCTCCTCTCCCTCTTCACCAACTCTTGCCATATGACCTTTTGAACCAGTATCCTTTGAACCTTTCCTATATGGTATTGGTTGAGCAATTACCGCCGCCGCTTGAATTCCAGCAAGTGCAATAATCAAAGGAGTCAAAGCACCGGCAGTTGTCAAGTTCTTTACATCAGCCAAAGCTTGAGCGGTATTCAAAGCAATTTGAAACAATGCGTTTGCCTTGTCAAGGATTGCTTGTTTCTTTTTTATTTCCCTTACTTTTTTAGCCGCTTCTTCTTCAAGCTTTACCTTTTGGTCTTCAAGTGATTTCTTTCTTGAGTATGCCTCCTCCTCACTTATCCTTTTCAACTCAAGTGTTTCCTCATCTTTCTTTAGTTGTTCATCTATGGCAGAAAGTTGAGCATCCTTTTCAGCTTCTATTTGCTCAATTCTCTTTTCTGCAAACTGGTCATAAAGGTTAGCGATCTCACCAAGTATCGCCCCCACTTGTTGCAATGCTTGTGCATTCTGTTGAACAAAATCCAATACACCCTTGCCAAGCTTGTCAGTTGCTTGGTCATATTTATCACCGGCTTCATCCAATTGCTTTTGGGCATCCTCTCTTATTTTCTTGATGTCCTTACTTGCATTAAGCCGTATTATTTTCTTTTCCTCTTCAGCCGTTGCACTATCCTTAACAGATTGTAGGTTTAATTTAGCTTGTTTTTTGACCTCATCAATCCTTGCCTCCCTTTCAGCAATGATTGACTTTTGAACCAATAAAAACCTTTCTGCAAGGTCTTTTTCAGCTTGTTCCCTTTGTGCTATACCAATGCCCTTTTCAACATTTGCAATGACCTCTTCAAATTTTTTCCCTTGCTCTTCAGTCTTCTTTGCCAAATCCTCAATGTTTGTACTGGCAATGATTTTCCTTGCATCCTCCCTCAACTTGGCAAGTTGCTCAATGGTTGTTTGCTCAAGGGTCAAGATATCCTTTGAACTCTTTTGGTCAATCAAATCCTTTCTGCCTTGTCTAATGCTTTCAAATAATGCTGATGCTTCTTTTGTTAGTGTGTTGTTTGCTTTGGCTTGTGCAATCTTCAGATTTATATCCTCATCAACAAACTGCTTGTTCAAATCCCTCAACTGCTCAATCTTGTCAACTGCTTCAGCAAATGAGGTTGGTTCAATAAGTTCAATCTCTTTTGTTTGAAGTTCATTCTGAATACCTCTCAATTCATTTACAAGGTTTTCTTGCAATTGCTTCCTTGCTTGTGCGGTTCTTTCAGCTTCTTGCCTTGCCTTTTCTCCGGCTTGTTTCCTTGCCTCAATTTCTTTTTCCAAATTGGTTACATTGGTTCTACTGGCAAGATCGTTTTCTTGTTGGTTTTTGGTAAGTTCTTCTTGAAGTTGTTTTGTATTCAACAATTTTATCTTGTCTAACCCAAGAGTTTTTTCTTTCAATTCCCTTTCAGAATTCAATCCATCAATCTGTTGTTGCAATGTAGATACATTCGCTTCAGCAATTTCTTTCGCTACCGAAGCTCCCTCCAATCTTACTTTTGCAATGATTCGGAAATTGGAATCTGTCAATTTTGTCAAGGTTGCCAATACACCCCCGAATTCATCTTGCACATTTTTGAAGTTTTGACCCGCTTTTTCCGCTTCAGCTTTTGCACGATCCAAATCACCTCTCAAAAATCCAATTATGTCAGATGTTTCTTTACCTTCTGCCCTTAATTGTTCAATCCTTGCTTGTGTTTCCGCTTGTATGCTTGGCAATGATTCTGCGGCTACTTGTTTGCCAATTGTTGGAACATTCAGAACACTTGCCACATATTCAAGTGCGGCTTTCTTTGCGGCTATCCAACCCGGTGCAAGTTCACCACCAATCTGTGTGGTTAAATCATCAATCTGTTTTTCTTGTAATGCAAGTGAGTCTGTAAGTTCTTCAGTTGATAAGGTTGCATTTTGTGACTCATCAGACAATGCCCTCAACAACTCATTGTAGTTTTCAAGTTGTGTTTTGTTGGTGTCAATGTTTGCACCAAGCAATTGAAATTGTTTGCCAGTACCTTGTAATGCAGAACCAACCCTACTTGCAAATGAATCCAAAGACTCACCAGTTCTTTTTGCTTGACCAATCAACCCCGGTAGTATTTGGGAAATCTGACTTGCATTCAAGCCAAAGTTTGAAAGTGTTATTTGTGCCTTTCTAATACTATCAGCAGACTCAAGTGTTGTAGCACCCAACAATTCAGCTTGATTATTTAAAGCTTCAAATGATTCAATGCTTTCACCTCCAAAACCAACTACTGCTCCCTCTAATCGTTTTGCTGATTTCTCTGCTTCTAAAAAAGCGTTTACCGCTTGTTGACCAAATGCAATGACCGATTCAAGTGAAAATGCAATACCTAAAGCACCAGCAACCCTTTGAGCGGTATTTGTAATCCTATTAAATACCTCATCTGTATTGTTTCCAACTTGTCTTGTTCTTCCCTCAAGCAGTTCAATCCTCCTTGTGCTTTCAGCAATTGCCTTGTTGTACTTGTCAATTGCTACTGGGTCAAATGCAAGTTTCTGTGCTTCCCTTAATTTTTCAATCCTTTGCCTTTCAACATTTAATAATTCTGCCCTCTTCTTTTGTGCAACTGCTTGAGCATTGACTGACCTCTGTACCTCTTGTGATTGCCTCCTTGTTGTATCAAGTAAATCTTGTTGGCTCTTTTCAAGCTTATTTAAGTCTTGCTCCAACTGGCTAACATCAGCTTTGTATCTAATAATAATGTCCTCTGTTGCCATTGCTTTGGTTTATTTGTTTCACATTATTGGTACTACTTGTAACAAAGTATGGGTAAAATTAAACTGATTATGTAACAAAGTAAGGGTAAAGATTGAAAACAAAGTTATGCTTTTTTGACTTTGATAGGTGACTCTTTTTTTGGTTGCATTGATTTGATTTTCTTCACATAAGTAGCCAAAGCAATCAAATAGGTTTCACAATTGGAGGCAAGTATTTGATGATAATTGTTAATGTCCCCATCAACCAAAACCATTATGTGAACTCTTTGGTCTTCTTGCCTTTGCCTAACCCTCTCTCTCCACGCAATAATGAAATCTTCATCCTTAACCGGTCTCTCTCCCGAATTGAGTTCACCAAGTATGTTTCCAAGTCTTCTTGTGAAGACCTCAACAAGTCGTTTAGAAGTCTCAATTCGGGACTTTGAAAAAAAGAGTAATCGTTGTTATGGTAGTAAAGTTGTTGGAGTGCCTCAATCTTTTCATCGTGTATCTTTTGAACAAACCTTGTAGCTGGTTCATCCTCCCTAACAAGTTGTACTGCCATAAATTGCCACATCAGTTGATCGTGAAGAATCATTGTTTGCCTCTCTTTGATTTGATTAAGGACAACACCAATCTTTGTTACGTCTGCTTTCTTACCAGCAAAAGCCAAAGCAAGTTCATTGTTTGCCACATCAATCAAAGCTTCCAGTTCGTTGGCATCAAGACCGGCACTCATCATTGTCAAGAAATCTTGCATCTTGCCCATCCTCTCCAATGGTATAATGGTTGATGAACCACTAAAGCGATAATAAACTTTACCATCTAAATCAACCAAAGCTTTTTCCATTGTGAGTTTGTCACCTTGTGGAATCTCTTTGGCATATATCTTTAAGAATTCTTCCCTATGTTTTACCCATAGGTCTTTGATGTCATTGCTCTCCTTTAGTGGAGGTTTTGTTCTTTTCTTCCAAAACATTATTGTCATTTATTAATAAAGGTAGTTTTATGTATGCTCTTGGTGGACTGCATCTGTACCATTTGTTTGCAATCATTACATACCAGTCTTTGCCTTTTAAGATGTAATGGAAACCATTCACTCTTTGATATTTCATATTTCAAGGTTGTACCTTATGAGTGAGTTCAATCCACAAGTGCAAAGGGCAAAGAAAGGGAATGCAATCAATGGCAAATCTAACCACACAAAGCAAGGGATTGACCAAAGTGAACCCATACAAGGCAAACAAAAATACAAGGGTTTTCTTAATTGGTATGGCAAATACGATCCATACCACCTCAACCACCATAACAACATTGGATGCTTGGGGTATCCTTTGCCCCTCCATTGCTTTGGGTCTTCATCAAACATTTCAGATGAATCCCAAGTGGTGGCAACATAAACACCAATGGACATAAGACTTGAAACAAGTATGCCAAGTATGATGTCAAGCATTGCAAACCCCAGTTGTTAAAAGATATTCGCCATTTGCAACCAATGGCTTCAATACTTTGAACTTGATGCAACAACCAGTTAATCCATCAATGGAAGCAATGACCGGTTCTAAATTGCTATTAGTGAATTTTATCTCATATAAATGCTCCATCAAATCATAAGCATCTGTAATATCCAAACCATTTGTTGCAACCCCATCAGTTGAAATTATTTCACCGTTGATGTCTGTACCTATTTCCCACATCAATGTGAGGTTTGAACTATGGTTGACAAGGATAGCAAATAAATCTGAACTTATGTCATTAGGAAATGTAATACCTAACAAACTCAAGTTTCCATTTGGAGGTAAGCATTTGGGCAATGGGTTTACCTCAATACAATTATTGCAGTTCATTTGAATTTAATATTTCCAAAGTTAGTTTTTTGATGCCTCTCAATATCGGCTTTGACAAATGTATTAATAAGATACCTTGCACAATCCAAGTGGTCAGCTTTTTGTGTTATGTCTTTTCTGTTGGCTTTCATTATGTGACCTTCAGCATCGCATTGAACCATTCGCATATCGTGAGCAAGACCGGGGCAGTTTGTGGAGTTGACCCTAAAGTGAATGCGGTTGCGTTGGTCTTGTGAAATGTGGAGTAAATAGTTGAAATCATTGCGTGAGGTTTCGTGTGTTGGGTTGCTGGTCACTTGTATTTGTCCATTGCGTAAGCCAAGCAATCGCCTCAATGTTTCATAGTTGCTTGAGTTGTCTGCCATTGCAATGTTTCTGTTGTTGCCCATTGCATCTCCAGTCATCTTGCAGTTAAAGAGCAAAGGGTTGTAAAGTGCTTTGATGCGTTGTGCCATTGCTTGAAGTGAACCGTTGTCAATGGATAACTCATTAACAATATTGATGTGCAAACCAGCTTCATCCTTAAAGATGTTTGCAAAGATTACTGCAAAAGGATTAATGTTAAAGTCAATGCCTATGTGCAATTGTTTCTTCCAATCAAGTTGAACATTGCTATCAAAGTGTGATTCTGTCAATGCATACAAGAAAGGATTGACTGCTTTGCTATCAACATCTTCAGCCAAATACTCACATTGGAAAACCAATGGAGGTAAGATGGATCGCATCATTTCAATCTCTGCCTTGTCAATATGTGGGTTGTCATAAGTTGAGTAAATGAATGTCTTCCATTGCTCCGGCATTTGGTTCTGTTGTTTGCACAACCTTTTGAAATATGTCTCACCAAACTGGGGTGTTGAAAGAAAGTATGCATCGCCACCATAGTCTGTAAGTGTTGGACTTATTGCTTGTTCCCAAGCTTCTTGAAACTTTGATGCTTTCTCGCACTCATCAATCAGCACCCTATGATACTTTCTACCTCTACCACTATTTGGCTCATCCATTGACCAAAAGTCAACCTTTGCACCGTTGACAAAAACTATTTGCTTGATGGTTTCAGACTTTGATTTGATGACATTGTAAAAGTTGTTGAGGGTTGTTTTCCATACCTCGTAAAGGTCTTTGTACGTTGGACTGAAGTAACCAACATATTGACCCCTTTCAAATGATTCAAGAATCAGTTCTTGACAAAGTTCTGTCTTGCCAAATCGTCTGCCACATTTAAGCACATTGAATCGCTTACGATTGTCAAGCAAGTATTGTTGCTTTGCGTGTGGCTTTGGAAGTTCCAGTTCAATTGTCATAGTCCCCAATGAGAGATTTGCACTCTCGTTTCACCCATAGGGGGTGCGTTTTGCTTTGTGCTATTCTTATAGTCCAAACTAATAAGGGCATCATTCATTGTCTTTGATGCTGAAGTACCAACTATGACAATTCCATTCAAGGGCATCATATCCATTCCTTTCCTCTTTGTTGATGTCAGAGTAACATTGTTGGTATCCATCTTCCCAAGTATTCAAAATAATTTCTTGCTCTTTGTCAATCAATGACTGGATGTTTTTTGCAAACCATTGGTCAAACTCTTTTTCATCAGTCTTATCAACCCATACTTGAAAAACTTGTTGAAGAACGGTTGCCATTACTCTTCTGTCTTTCTTTTTATCACGATCTCCATTTGTTGCACTCCCTCTTGCTTTACCTCTGTCCTTGCTTGTTTTGGTTTGAAGTATTCAAGTGATTTCAAATATAGTTCTGATGCCATTGCCTTGTCAGACTTGTTGCCATTCCACAATTCTTCAAGATAGTCATTGAACTTTTCAGCTTGTCTTCCTACAATGGCTTCACCCAAAGCATCCCATTGCTTTGTTTTCTCACCAATTGCACCAACTGGTTTTCCTTTAGGGTTTCCACTCTGTCCCTTTTTAAATGGCATTTAAATTGATTTTTATTGATAGATACAATTTAGTACTACTGCTTTTGTTTTTCCTCAATGGTCAGCTTTATTTCCAATTCATTGAGTTTTTTTTTGAGTTGGTCAACCAATGTGATTATTTCTTGAACCTCCTTTTCAAACTCTTCTTTGTTTGTTTGATAGTTGACTTGGATGTTGAGCATTGGTTGGTTCATTTTTTTTTCTTCACTTTTTCGGGTAATGACTTGTATGCACTCTTTGGAGTTTTCTTGGCAAATCTTTTGCAAAGTTCCTTGTCTGTTGCACAAATAAACCTTTGTTGTGCTTTTGATACAAATGGCATGGGTTATGGTAGTTTGGTTCTTCCAAAGAATGGTTTTGATGAAACTGATTTTTTGCCTTTGCAAGACCATAGTTGCCTTGCCCAGTAGTTGGCTGATGACTTGTCATTAGCACCTTTAATGGCAAACGATCTTGCACAATAGGAGTCACCGGCATCAGTACCGGGTTTGATGCGAAAACCTTTAGCACCAAAGTTTATGGTTTTGCCTTTCCATTCAACTGCATACTTTTTGTCTTTGGTATCAGACCTTGTGATTTTTGCCATACCCAAAGATAATTAAGAATTAAAAGATTTGTGTTTGCTTGGGCAAATAGTCTACCAGTTGTCCAATGTTGAGGGTTGTAAATCGGTACACTTTTATACCCATCTTTTGTGCCTCATTGTACTTTTCACAATCATTGGTGTAACCTTTTATTGATGTATGTCTTGACTTGACAGAACCAATGCCCTCAAATTCATAAGCAGTTTTGGTTGGGTGGTGGTAAAAGTCAAACCTCCATTTTCGTGTGTTATGGAACTTGTACTCGGCTTCAATACCATCAACTTGGGATAGTATCAATTGAAAGTGACTTTTTGCATCAGAGGTCATTAAAATGCGTTTTAACGCAAAGATAGTATTGGACTCTTGCCATTCATATCAAAGAAACCAAAATAACCTTTTTGCACTTGTAACCTAACTGGGTCATCAATGGTTGTTGGTCTGCCCCCAGTTTGGGTGTCTTTTATCTTTCTAATGTGGATGTGGGTTTGGTTGAAGTCTGTTGTGTGTTGGAGATAGCGGTGTATGGTAATGAAGTCATCAGCACGGTTTGAGAATTTACCACCTCCCTCCACATCTGCCTTTTGGGGTGGCATAGGAAAGCCATTGTAGTTGCCACTTGTGTGGAGTTTTCTTAAAGCTTCTGTAACTGCATGGGTTGAAAGGTAGATGCAACAATTGTGCTTCTTGATGAAGTTTCGCATTCGGTTAGTCACTTGGTAATGGTACTCATGGCTTGACATCCACTTGTCCTTAATGGTTATGTCAAGGGCATTGTAAGGGTCAATGAAGAAAGCATCATAGTGGGATTGTTTGCAAAGCTTTGATGCTATTTGCAAAAGTCTATCAGCACTCATCTCATTTTGAATTCTTAAAATAGTGAAGTTGTCAGTTGCCCATTTGTAATACACTTGGTATTCAGTTGGTGTCATCTTGCTGATATGCTTACCACTTTTGAACTGCATGAGGTCTTGTCTGATGCGACCCTCTTGGTTTTCCATGCAACACAAAATCCATCTCCAGTTGTGTAAGTGATTGCTAACAACTGCAAGGAAGAGCATTATGTATGTCTTACCCACATTATCATGACCATTGATGATGACAAATGAGTTTTGCTTGAACCTAAAGTGTTTGTCAAGTTCTTCAAACCCGGTGCTTAATCCAGTCTTAATTTCACCACTCAATGACTGGTTAAGAAAATGGCTTTCATTGTCTGAATTTGATATGATGCTGGTTAGTGCAGTTGTTGGCTCAAGTATTGAATTAATTCTTTCCATGTTTAAAGTAAAGTCATCCAGCACCTCAAAGCAGTCTGTTGAGGGATCGTAGCTTTGGGTTATGGTTTCATTTGCTACCCTAATGAGTTCCCTTTTGATAAAGAATTGTTGAAGTATTCTTGCAAAGTATTCCACACTTGCCATGTTTAAGTAATGTATCGTTAGTTTGGTGAGGTATTGCAAACCCCCAGCTTTATCAAGAAGTCTGTTAGCTTTTAAGTGTTGGTGTACAGATGGTAGGTTTACAGATTCCACAACAAGAATTGATGCATAAACCAGTTGATGCTTTTCATCATAGAAGTGTTCTGCTTTCAGAAAAGGAATTTCTTCCCTTATGTTTGGGTAAGTGAGTAATGCAGAAAGAATGTTTCTTTCAACATCCAATGCATGGGGTTGAGGTTTAATCTCCATAGAAGTCATCCATTATGTTTGGTTTGGAATTTGGTTGGTTGGGTTGTTGTTTGGTTTGGTTCAATGCACCGTGCTTGTATTTTTCAATTGTGGTAAGTCTTAAGATAAATTCGGGGGTGCAGTATTTGTAACCAGTTTCAATGTGGTACTGGGTGGCTTTGAGGTTTTGAATAACATCAAAGATTTCTTGTTTGGTCACCTTGTCTTTTGTGAGCCGTGCTTTGTAGTGCGATACAATTTTGTCCCCAAACCTAAAGTGTTTTTCAAAGGTTTGATTTATGAAGTCAACCAATTTTAAAGTTTCTTGACTATATATATTATTCTTATATTTCTTATGTTCTTGTTTAGTGTTCAGCCGTTGTTCATTGGTTGTTCGCTGGTTGTTCATTGGTTGTTCAAAAGGTTGTTCACCCTTTTGGAATTTGTTCCAATTACATATTGATATCAAGCGACTTGTACTTGATTTTTGTTGTTCAATTTGTTGTTCGTTTTTGAAGAAGTTGAGTATTCGCTCAACAGAACTTTCACCAACTCCAGTTTCTTGACTTATTTTCTTTCTGCCGGTAATAAACTGACCCTCTTGAAGCACAATGGTTTTGCCATTCCATAAATACTCCCACGGCTCATGAGTTGCCTCCTTAAGTAGGTACACCCAAACTGCCACATAGTTGGGATGTTTAGACCAACCTTTGTCCCACATTTGTCGGTATAATTTAATATAACCTTGCTCCATTTCAATGATGGATTAAAGTAAATATAAGTCGCTTTAAATCCTTTTTTACGATCCCTTTTTCAGCCAACCAAAGCAAGTATTGTCTGCCCTCTTTTGTGGTCATCACATCCCTAATGGTATGCCCTTTGTACTTTCCAAATTTCAATGTTTGATTTATCATCTTAATGTTTTTTAGTCAAAAAGAAACCCCCAAAGTGGTTGGAGTCACAATGGGGGTTGGGATATGGTAGGCATCCCTTGAGGGTTATAGTGGCAACCCTTATTTTTTTTGTGTATCTCCAACAATACTTGGTAAAAGTATATAGTGAAACCAATTTAATCATCTATATTTGGAAGCAAAGTAGTAGGGTTTTCTCCTTTTTTTTTAACATCCATTTACAATTCAAAATTGAAGTACAAGAAAATAAATCTCAAGCATTTGCCTTTCACTCTTCACATATTTGTGAATGCAAGTTCTATGGATATTGTTAAGAAATTAAATAGGATTAAATCAAAATCACAAAGGTTTACAAAGGAGGATTTTGAAATTTCAGAATCAGCAGTTGCATCAAGCTATGAACTGGAGTATAGTTTGCCCGGTCATTGGTTAATAATTTTTAAATCCACAGACCTCAACACCATTGCCCATGAGGTCTTTCACATTGTGATGTGGCACAACAAATACATAGGGCAACGATTCAACGGCAGTAGTGAGGAAAGCTATGCCTATTTGTTTGGCTATTTAATTTCAGAGATACATGAGTTTGTCAAGAATAGTAAGTGAGTGGATTCTCCAACATGACAAAGAGGGATTGACCAAAGACCTTACAAGCACACAAGCTGGTAGGGTTTTCAATAATATGCACCCAGAAATTGACATTTCAGCAAAGTCCTTGAAGTGTTACATTCAAAGGGCAAGGAATGGGCAACTACCAAAGTGGGATGGAATGCCAAACATCAATGATGTGGTTGATAATTTGACCAAGAATTTGGAAGCATCAAAAGTTTTTTATGGTGAGGAAAAAGAGGGTGAGGTGTTGCCCGATTTCAGCGATCCACTTGGTTACCTTATAGACTTTCCAAATAGTTGGTCAGAGGTCAATGAGCCAATAGTGATACAAGGCATCAAGAAACTTGGGGTGTGCAATGACATCCACTTGCCTTACCATTGCCCTTATGCGGTCAGAGCTTGTTTCTCTGAATTCAAAAGGAGGGGTGTTGATGGAATCTATCTGAATGGTGACATTATGGATATGGAAGAGGTAAGTAGGTTTGAAAAGATGCCAACTGGAAAGTTCTTGAAAGATGAGATTGATGTTGGAAGAAAGTTTTTGGAGTCAATGAGAAAGATGTTTCCAACCATTCCAATTTACTGGAAAGATGGCAATCACGAAAAACGATTTCAATCTTACATCAATACCAAGTGTACAGACTTGGCTAATCTTTATGGTATGGACATACCCACACAATTGCAGTTTGACAAGTATGACATCCAGTATGTGCCGGAACATAAGGTTGCAAAGTTTGGTAAGTTGTGGATTGCTCACGGACACGAACTTGGTCTTAAAAGTGGAACGGTCAACATTGCAAGACAAGTAAGAATGAGGGTTGGTGTGAATGTTATGTTTGGCCATTGGCACAAAAACCAAAATGACTCTTCAAGGAATCTTGCAGATGAAGTCCATAGTGCTTGGGCAATTGGTTGTTTGTGTTATTTGAAACCAAGATATACTGGAGTCTTGAACCAATGGACTCAAGGAGGTGCAACCATTGACTTGCACGATGATGGCTCTTTCACCGTTTCTGCTTTTCAGATTCAAGATGGGGTGGTCATTTGATTGAAAATACATTGAACATTTTTATAAATGCGTTGTCTCTTATTGCAACACCCCCATCAATATTTTTTTTTGTTTTTGTCTTTTCAATCCTATACTGACAAATGATTTCCCCATTGTCATTGGTAATTGATTTTATAAATATGTTGTCATCAATTGTTGTGTTTAGAATCAAAACAAATGGCGTTCTTGTTTGCTTTGACATCTGAACTCCAGCATCAAGTTTTGATTTGCTGATTAAGAACTCATCATTGTATTGTTTGCAAAGTGTTTCAAATTTGATGTCTCTTGTCTTGAGTTCATAGATCGCAACAATCTTTTTCTCTTTTACAATGATTCCATCAATCAATGAGTATTCGTGTTTGAATGGTAAGCATTCCCATTGATGCTTTGCCATAAGTGTTTGATATACCTTGTCAGTTGCCAACTGGCTTTCAAGTAAGTTCATTTGATATGTTTTAAAATGTGAGCAATCACATCAATAGTCCATCCATTGCCCAGCATCTTATACCTTTGTGAGTCGCTTACATGGTTGGTATAATTGTCGGGAACGGTTTGCAATCTTTCGCATTCAACCGGGGTCAGTCTTCTTATCCTTGAAGTTAATTTTGCAATTTTTGACACACTATCCATATACTCGGAAGATGAACCAGCTCTTCCTATTGCAGTTGTTAAGCAATTGTGTTTGTCAGCATCAACATTTAAATCAAATTTGTTTATTTGATTTTCATTTAAGTTTAATATCATGTGACTTCCGTTAGGCAATTGAGCTTGTAATGCTGGAGATATCCCATTGACATCATAAATGCGATTTTGTTGAAATGGTTGTTGGTTGTGTGACTCTTTTGATTCATTCAGTTGAATCACTTTCCTTACCTCAATAGCCATTGAGTTAGCACGATCCAAGCAATATGATTTGCCATCATCCCTTGAGAGTTGACCACTACCACCAGCATTCTTGTTGTCCTTCACACTTGGTCGGTCTTCACTTCGTTTTTGTGTTGAGTGGCAGATGATGGTATTATCAGTTGCACAAATAGATGAACTGGCCCTCAAACAATTTGCTTTTTCATTGCCATCAGATGGATTCCAGATAAACCCGGTCTTTTTTTCCAAGTGCCTTTCCTTATGATTTTTTAATCCTTCAATCATCCTATCACTCAAATAATATTTCTCATCTATAATTCCAAGCAAATCACTACCGCTATCTTGCCTTGCACATAATGTGTTTGACTTTTCATTTATATTGCTTGTGATTCTATTTCTTGGATTTGACATAACACTTTTTGTGAATCTTTCAGACATATAATGCTTGGCATTTGGATTGTCCTCCAATATATCTTTGAGCAATATTCCCTTTTCTTTCGGTTGACCAATGGTTTGTTCAAGGTCTCCAAACAATCCTTGTGGCTCAAGACCTATGTTTGTCCAGTAAAGTCTTCGCCTATTTTGTGCTGATACCAAACTTGAGTTGATATCCAATGGATGCACTCCGATTGTCTTGGTAATTATCTTTTCCCACCTTTCTTCCATCATAACATTTTCCAGCAAGAAGTATTTTGGCTTGACCTCATTGAGCAATCTGATATACTCCCAAAACAAATATGATTGCCCTTCAAATTCAAAGTTGTTTTGCTTCAGTTCAAGGTATTGGTCAAGTGATAGGATTTCAATGTTGTCCTTTGTGGACATCCCTTTTCTTTTCCCGGCAAAGGAAAACGATTGGCAAGGCGATCCACCCATCATCAATGTGATTGGATTATCCGAGAAGATGGAGGCATTGACCTCCCTTACATCTCCGATTTGAATGGTGTTAGGAAAGTTTGACATTGTCACTTTGATTGCATACTTGTCAACCTCACTTGCAAAGTATTTGTCATAAGACAAGCCAAGCCGATTGATAGCAAGTTGACCACAACTCATCCCATCAAATAAAGAAAGTACATTCATTTCTTTACTGGTCTGCCCCCCCCAAGCTTTACATTCTCTTTCTTAACCATTTGATGGAACTCTTCAGACTTGTATAATTTTTGTCTTCGTCTGAATGCGTGAACATTCTTCCACTCCCTCCCCAGTTCCAAAGCGATTTGCTTGTCTGTCATCATAGGGTTTTGAATTATGAAGTTCCTCTCTTGTGTTGTCCAATATTTATACTTTCTCATAATGTTAAAGAGTTATAATATTCAGATGCAATTGCGTGTTTTTCTTTAAGTTTCTTGATCGCTTCGGGGTCATAATCAAAATGAAAAAGCTTAACCCTTTCCTCATCAGCAATGTCATCAAAGGTAAGTTGCTTTGTAACCATTGCTTGAATCTCCATAGCATCCACATCAATGCTGGGCATCTTATAAATAATTGACCTAACCTCATTCTCAATTATTGATTGTGGGGTATCAGTCAACACAAAAACCAAACAAGCTTTGTGCAATCCAAACAAATGGCAATACCCTTGCAGTTGCCACCAATAATCTTTTGTCACCTCTGCCTTGCTGAATGTGAATAGATCGTAGGGACATTTGATGTCATAGACAATGGAGTTGTGGATGATGTCACAAGTCCCTTTGATGAATTCATTCTCTTTTGTCTCCTTGTTCTTTGTCAAGAATTCATCCAAGTGCCAAGACAATCTTGTAATGGCATCCTCTTCATTTGCCAAACCTTTCTTAATTGCATTGCTTGAGAATTCCTTTTGTCTTCCAAATGTGTCTGCTATCCATTGCTCCCTAATGTAGGTCTTTGCAGTTTCTGAAAGCAAATCACTTTTGGTTCTTGGTTCAGTCATTATCTTTCCAATTGCTGAACATCTAATTTTGAACTGGCTCATTTGCTACCTCCTTTCAATTGGTCAAGCTTGGATGTATAAGCATCCATAATTTCATTGTCTGAAAAGCCACCATCTAAATCAACTGACAATGTCAATTTATTTAATGACTCAATTGACTTTGCAGAATTGATTAAACCAAGCATTCGCTCCTTTTCCTTGTCAGCTTGAGTCACCTCATTGTCTATATACTGGACATCCAAAGTTTCAGCATCCTTGATTACTGCTTGGTCAACAACAATTGCTTTTTGCATTTCAATTGAGAGAGGTGCAAATTTTGAGAGTAGTCTTTTTAGAACGGTCTTTTCAGCCATTGCATTGAAGTCAGTTTGCCACACCCCATACTTGTTGCCAAAGGTCTTACTATACTTTTTGCCGTGATATGCTACCTCATCCATTGACATATAAAGGGTCTTTTCAAAGCCATTGATTAAACTGAAATAAGCAACAAAGCCAATCACCTTTTCAGATGCCTTTGCACTCCAATCAAATTCAAAACCTTTCAATGGGTCTTGGCTTTTCAATTGTCCCTCATACACCGGACAACTGCTGATAGTTTTGAACTGACCACTACGTTGAGCCAGTTGAACCAAACCCCTCACACCGATTTGAAATTGTGCCTTGTCACCATAAGGCACTATATAGGCAAAGCCAAGATTTTGATTAATGGGCAAGTCTAATACCGCTCCCATCATTGCACTCATATAAACACTTTGAGGGTCTGCTTGTCTCAATGCTGGGTTGGTGCTGATGGCTGACATAACTGATGTGACAAACCCTTTGGATTTGTTGCCAAGCAGTTCTTGGAACTTGGCTTGGACTTGGTCTGATTTCAGCAAGTCAATTGCTGAATTGGTTGTTTGGATGTTTGACATTGTTTTTGTTTTTGTTTAAAGATTTGAGTTGAATTTATGTTTTACGATTATGTCTTGCAGTTGCTGACCGAAGAGCCGGTTGAATTCATCCTCTGTTAATAACAACCTTGCAGTTGTAAAGTGTGAATGATAGAATTCAAGCATCATTGTTTTGTTCATCAGTTGAATTAGTTCATCAAATGAATTGGCATCAAGGTTATGCTTGGTTGCAAACTCACCAAGTTGTTTGAATGGGTTTGGCTTGAGTAGTTCAATCTTTTCTTTCAATGTCATTTTTGCACCCTCACTTTCTTGTTTGCTTCATCAATTTGTTCTCCAGTTGGTAGACCGTGTTGATGCCAGTAGTGTCTCAAACGATCCAACATTGAGAGGTTAACACCCCCTCTTATGGTTTCATTGCGTTCAATTCTTATTACTTGCCCTTGGGTGATTCGTGCATTCATTTGCTCAATGTCCATAGGTTTTTAGAAGTTTAGATATAAGATAAAATGAATAGGTAAGGGCAACCATGCCCAATAAGAATTGGTCTTGTTCAAATAGAGCAAAACCAATGA